GATTTCTGGCAAGGTGCAAACTTTAAGTTAAAAGCAAAGAATGTTGCAGGATACAGAAACTATGATAGTTCTGAATTTGCAGCACCAAGTCCTTTACTTAATGATGATGATGCAATGGAATCACTCTGGAAGAAACAGTTCTCACTTGCTGAGATTGTTGCACCAGACCAGTTCAAGACATATGATGAGTTAAAGACTCGTCTAGATTATGTTCTTGGAAATAAGAAGTCCGCTGCACCACAGTTTGAAGAAGAGGATATTGATCGTGGAGAAGCAGAAGAGTTAGTAACTGCTGCTGTATCAAAACCAACTCCTGCAGTAGCAGAAGAAGAGGATGATGCATTATCATACTTCGCCAAACTTGCAGAGGAGTAATGAAATATAATCAACTCTGCCTTACTCTCTTAGTAATAGCAGCTTGGATTAACTTAATTTTTAAGTAGGAGTCTTCGGACTCCTTTTTTTATGGATTTACAACGTTTGTATTTTCTGTCGCTGCTAATGAAGATGTTATATATCTTGAACTCTTATCATAACGAACAACATCTCTTAAGTCATTAATAAAGATTTGTAGATAACCTATATTTAAAACGTCAATTTCTCTTTTCTTTTCATTTTCACGATATTCATACTCAAGATTAGTAACTGGACGAGCGATATTATCTGTTAACACTGTAAATTCGTCTTTATCATCAAGTTGTCTATTACCTGCATCAGATTTTATTGTGTAAGTTGTAGATGGAAATTTGTGTGATGTTCCGTCCATTTTAAAATCTACATCTACAATTAAATCTGCTGGTAATATTAATCTATTATTATTATCAATAACTTCAAAAGTTTCATAATATTTTATTTCATTCATTGCTGCCTCTGAACCATATTTGTTTAAAGCATAATCATACAATTTATAGTCTAAGAGTGGCCATTCATGATTGATATTTGTTATACCTGCCACCAATATAACCACATAATCAAGTGATGGATCACCATATAATTCCTCTGCGATGGTATCTGGTCTATCACCATCACCAATTACAAATTTATCTAATACAGATACGTTTCCTGCTAAAAAATCAAAAAGTTTTGTACGTCTGAATAAATTTTTTACAAGAACATAATCAAGCGATGAGTTTTTGTGCAATAATGGAGATTGATATGCTATGTTTGGTAACTCTCTGAAATATCCCATTAGTAACCAACCCCCATATCGTCTGTCATTCCATCGTAATCCTCAGAGTAAATAGGATTAAGTTCTTTGAATGTCATACTTAATCTTATACTCACTGGTGAACCGTCACTATAACTTGCATAAGCTCCTGCATTGGTATAATTCACACTCATCCCTGTTAAAGCACACATTTTAAAACTATTTAAAAATGGATGATCCTGACCATTATGCATATATCGTAATGAAAATACATCTGGAGAACTAAGAAAAATACCAGATGCGGAACCACCACTGAATCTTTTACCAGCCTTCGCAGCCATTGACATTTTGAATTGACGAATTATTCTTTTTACCTCAAGAGCTTCCTCTTCATATCTGGGTGTAAAAGTAATGCTGAATGGAAATGATCTAAGATTAACTCCACCAAATAAAAGTTCAAGATTTGAATTTAAAACTTGACCAGTTGTTCTCGCCACTAAATTTTGTGCATTTACATTTCCACCTAACTGGTTAACTGCAGCACCAGATATAGCATTTCTAATCGCTGTTTGTAATTTTGAATCAATAGCACCACCTAAATCTATTCCTTTCTGAATAACATCTAAACCTTGTTGAAAAGTTCCACCTGCATCTTGTTGAAAATTACTGGCAGCAGCAACTCCTGCAAGTTGAAATATATTCATAGTATCCTCACCCCAAGTCACCGTGTTTGAATCATTTACTTCTTGAGGAATAGGCAATTCAACATAATATTTTATTTTTGAATCTCTACTCATTCGACTATTTGCATCAGTAATATTCATTCTTAAATTTGAATATCCTGTTACAACTGTATCTCCTGCTTTGACATCCTGTTTCCCACCAAAAATATTTGTATATTCACCACCACTTGTTACTTTTTGTGTTTTTTCATCTAACTCTATAGATGCACCAACTCCACCTTTTGGTGGTAGGTACTCAAGACATTTTATTAATAATGTATCACCTGTCCTCTCTCCGACTCCCCTAGAGAGTGGATATCCTAATCTTATTTTTAAATTTTGTCTTCTGGTATAATCAGTTTGTGATCTTTTAGCATCAGTGCTACCTTGTGTATTTGGTTCTCCAAGAAATCTTGATTTATGTTTTACAGCACCATATTGTTCAGTAAAATTAATATTTGAATTTTTTTGTAATTCTCTATTTTCTACAGGATCTTCCCTAAAAGAAGACAATCCGTGTTTCTTTATTAATTCCTTTCTAGAAAGGTTATTATTTCCTCTATTCTTTGCTCCACTACCTCTTGTTCCTCTTGCCATATCGACCTAATTTTTATATGTATCAACTATTTAGTATGATTTTGACAAAAGGTAGAGTTCTTAGATCTCTCAATTCCATTTCATCTACTTGATACAGACCACCAACCACTTCTGGGAAGGTATATTGTCTCATTTCTCCCCAATGATAATTCAATCCTTTGAATCCCCACTGGAAAACATCAGTTACAGCAACAAGTGGATGTGAGTCGTATGCAATACCAGGTGTTTTTGCACGATATACAAAGACATAAAAATTTCCTGCTTCAGGAACATTACTCCCTTCAGTCAATACATCTAATATTTCTGTTGCTAAATCATCGGGACTTTCTGTACCGATGAGATTTTTCATAATTGGGTCTATTCTACTCATATGTCTAACTCTTTTTCTGTAATTACTTTAAATTCCCACATTCGGTCAGCACAATATTCTCGTGCTGCTTTCCATTTTGCTTGATTTCTTGCATACTCAAATGCTTCACGAATGTATCCTTTTGTTTGTCTCTTGGGTTTTTTTGGTTTAACAGTTTGTTTAAGTGGTTTTACTTCAATTAAATATCTTTTTACTTTACCTGTATTCTCTTGCACTTTTATATAAAAATCTGGGAAGTAGCGATGAATACGACTATCGTGAGGTGAAATATATGGGAGAGCAATTTCTTCACTACCCCACTCTAATATTTTTGCATTTTTATCACAGTACACCATAAACTTTCTTTCCCAAAGTGATCTATAAATGATATTTGTCGGATCACCTTTATACTTTCTAGGAAAGGATGGATAGTATTTTCCCCTATAAGCCATCTAAATAACTATACTATAGAAGTATTTAGAGTGCCAGCACCAAGACCAAGTAGAATATCAGATATAATGCCAAAGTTACAAAATGTTGCTTTGACATCAAATTATTTTGTAAGATTTGCACTTCCAGCAAGTGGATTGAGACCATTTCTAAGAAGAAAGGGTATAAATGATCGTTTCGTTGCAGAGAATGTAGGTTTATTGTGTTCAAATGCTTCGTTACCTGGCAGTGCTATGGCATCTCAAAATATAACAGGTGATTATCAAGGTTTAGTAGAAAGATTCGCTCATACACGTAATTTTACTCAAATCAATTTTGAGTTCTATGTGGATAATGAATATAAATCGATAAAGTTTTTAGAGCACTGGATGGAATATATTTCAGGTGGTAATCAAGTAGATCCTAGTAGTGATACATATTTTTTTCAAATGAATTATCCACGAAATTATAAATCAAACGATACAAGAATTGTAAAGTTTGAAAAAGATCACTTTAGGTTCTTAGAATATCGTTTTGTAGGATTATTTCCTCTATCATTAAATTCTGTAAGGGTTCAATATGGTAATTCAACAATTTTAAAGGCTACTTGTTCATTTAGTTATGATAGGTACATTTCAGGTGAGTCTTCATCATTGGCTAGGGATTTAAAAAGAGCTTTTAACGATTTAGGATTTGGAAGAGGCAATCCAAATAGAGATGGATTTGGAATAAAAGATGATACTTTAAATTCTATTGCTCGTCAATCTGCATTCAAATATCTTAACGTAGATAACAATTCAGGATCATACTCATCACTTGTAAGAGACAGACTGGGAACAAGAATTAATCAACTTCCAATAGGAGTTAATTATGGAACACCAGGAATCACACCATAATATTGTTATAATAAGTTTACAAAACCACTATAAATAATTTTACTGAAGTGCTGTAATTATTATGCCTTTACCAAAAATTGCGACACCAACATATGAGTTGGTGTTACCTTCGTCAGATAGAAAAATTAAGTTTAGACCTTTTTTAGTTAAAGAGGAGAAGATTCTCATTCTTGCAATGGAATCTCAAGATACAAAACAGATTGCAAATGCAGTCAAAAACGTTATCACAAATTGTATTTTAACAAGAGGTATAAAAGTTGATAAATTATCAACATTTGATATTGAATATTTGTTTTTAAATATACGTGGTAAATCTGTCGGAGAAGATATTGAAGTTATGGTAACTTGCCCTGATGATGGGAAAACACAAGTTCCTACTCTAATTAACATTGATACTATTAAAATACAAAGAAGTGATGATCATGAAAAAGACATCAAACTTGATGATCAATTTACTCTCAGAATGAGATACCCATCACTTAATGAGTTCATAAAGAATAATTTTGCATCTGCTGCAGATATGAATGTTGATGATACATTTGATTTAGTCGCATCTTGCATCGAACAAGTGTATTCAGAGGAAGAATCGTGGACTGCTGCAGATTGTACGAAGAAAGAACTTACTGAGTTTTTAGAACAACTTGATTCAAAACAATTTAAAATGATTGAAAAGTTCTTTGAGACTATGCCAAAATTATCACACACTGTGAAAGTAATAAATCCTAACACTGAAAAGGAATGTGAAATTGTATTAGAGGGGCTACAGAATTTTTTCGGGTGAGTATGGCACACGAAGATCTTGCGTCATACTTTAAATTAAATTTTGCTTTGATGCAGCACCATAAATATAGCTTAACAGAGTTAGAAAACATGATGCCTTGGGAAAGAGAAATTTATGTCTCACTTTTACAACAATATGTTGAAGAGGAAAATCTCAAAGCACAACAAGAAAGGAATAGTGTTTAATGGATGAAGAACAGGGATTAGCATCGCCACTCGCAGGAGGTTTAAGAGGTATTAGAAGAAGTGTATCTTCTAGTGTCTTTGCTGGTGGTGGTCGTCAAAATGTTCAGGCACAACCAGATACCATCACAACTAATCTTTTACAACAAAATTCTCAATCATTACAGAATGTTTCATCACAACTTAGTAATATATCAGCACAAGTATCAGGGTTAAACGGATCCCTATTAGCGATAAAGGATAATTTAGCACTATCAGATCAATTAGAAAGACAAAGGGAAGCAGCAAAACAAAATCGTGAAGCTATACTAGCAGAGCAAGGATTAAGAGAGGGAAAAGAGAGTCAAATAGAATCACGTATCCAATCAGCACTTACTTTTCCAGTTCGTAGATTAGCACAAAAGACACAGTTTGGATTATCAAGATTGGCTAATTTCTTCCTCATATTGACAGGGGGTTGGTTAACAAATACTTTTATTAATTTGATAAGAGCGAGTGCTGATGGTAACATAGAATTATTAAATCAATTAAAGACGACTCTAACAAGAGCTTTAGCTGTTGGTGCGGGTACACTTTTAGCACTAAGTATAGGTTTTAAAAATATATTGAGAGGAGTTGGTTTTCTTGGATCATCAGCTCTTAGATTAGGTCAAGGGGGACTATTAGCGAGACCATTTAGATCAATCGCTAGGGGTCTAAGGACTGGTGCGTTAGTACTTGCACTTGGAGGTTTGGTTCCCTCTACAGGTAATAAGGGTGTAGACGTTGGGTTAGGTGTTGGTATTGGTGGAACTATTGCACTATTCTTTGATCAATTCAAAAACTTTGTAAAAGGTTTATTGGGCATAAAGTCTGTTCAAGGAGCGACACAAGCAGCGGGTGCAACAGCAGCAAAGGAAGGAACAAAAACTGTAGCAGCAAAAGGATTTAGAGGATTTTTACAAAAAGTAGCATTACCTCTCAAGGGAATGAAAGGTAATTTTATAACATCATTTTTAGTAGATTTTTTAATTTTTGGTGAATCTTTTGATCAAGCACTCGCAGGTGCTGCTGGATTTGCTGCTGGTATGAAGTATGGTGCATTAGTTGGTGCAAAAATTGGAGCATTTTTTGGTGGTGTTGGTGCAGGTCCAGGTGCTCTCATAGGTGGAATATTAGGAGCGTTTATGGGACCTGGTATGTTTAAAGGTATACTAAATGGAATCAAATCAATGTTTGGTTTTAAAGTGGGTAAAGATGAGGAAGAGGAAGAGAATATAGAACCAGCTACTGCTCAATTAGGTGATGAAACAACAGTTAGAACAGTTAATATGAACTTGGGTGGTAGAGTGTTTGGACCTAAAATTAATAAAGATGTAGTACCAGCAATGCTAACACCTGGTGAATTTGTTATGACAAGAGAAACAACTGATAGAATTGGTGCCAGTTACTTTGAAGCGTTGAATAAAGGTGGAATGGTTGATAAATCAATAACTCCTGTCAATAAAATGGCAGTGAATAATGTAGCTGAAAACATTTCAAATATAGACGAGGGTGAACCTGAGATTATTAATTTTCCAATGATGAATCAACCTACTCAATCGGGTGGCACAGGTGGTGCGAGTGGAAGTAGTGAACCAACAAATACTGTTCCAACAATTGGATTCGATAATAATAATCCACATACAATGTTTGCAACATCTACTTATGGAGCTAATGCATAATGACAATACAAAGAAGAAGAGATTCATTATTTAAGTCATCTATTAGTATTAGATCAATAAATGATTCATTTCAAAAATTTTCTGAAGGTATAAGATCAGCAAGAAAAAATTCTGATGAAATTATAAAATCAACAAGGGAGAGAAATATTTTCAAGAGAACTCTTGTTCGTAAGGATAATTTATTTTTTAGAAGAAGACAAGAGAATGTAAGAAGAAAAGCAAGAGAAGATGAGTTAGAAGCATCATCCGTTCAGGGAGTGCCTAAAACTCAAGGCACTATATTAGCGAAAAGCACTAGGGGATTTCTAGGAAGAATGTTAGATTTTCTTGGAATATTACTAATAGGATGGGCAGTAAACAATCTTCCAAAAATAATTTCTGGTATTCAGTCATTAATTAAAAAAATATCAACTGTAACTGGTATATTAGGATTTTTTATTGAAAGTGTCAAGAATGTAGTCATGGGAATTGGAACTGTCATAAGAGAGACATTATCAAATGTTTTAAAATTTGATTTTTTAAAGGACAAGAAAGATATTGAAGAGGGAATGGATAAAGCTACACAGGGATTGATGAGTGCTCAAAAAGAGTTGATTCAAGAAGGACAAGCCTTTCAAGAAGCAGATCAATTTGGATTACCAGAACCACCAGGCTTTGCTGTTGGAGAGGAAGAAGAAAAACAACAATCAAGAGGTGAGGGTGGAGAGACAGATAGCGAGGGTCAGGCAAAATTGTCAGAAGCACCCGTCGTTAAGGAAAAATTGAATGAGTTTGCTCAAGACACAGAGAAAGAAATAAAAAAAGAACCTGAGAAGGAAGTAGTAAAAGGTGAAGCAGATGATATTGATTCTTCAAAAAAATTATTGGAAGATTCATTAACTGAAACTGATAACACCCCTCCCTTACCAAGTGCAGGTATGAGTGGTGGAGGTGGTGGTGATACTGACGTAGAAGACCCAAGAGATGTTTTAAAAGAAAAACAAAAAAAGGTTAAAGAAGAAAGTCAGAAGAAAACTACTACTACTACGGATAAATCATCATTTTCTGGAGCACCTAGTAATGTTGAGAGTGTAAGTCAAAGTAAACCAGTAACTTCAGGAAAATCATCATTTTTAGGAACACCTACCAGTGTTGCAAATATAAATCAAAATGTCACACCAAAAACCACAACTCTTGAACCTGTTAATCAATATGACCCTGATTTTGAAGGTGGTAAAGATGGTTCTAGAAAGGTAAATTTATCCTCTCTTGTATCTCCATCTAAAAAAGAAGTAAATATAAAAACAGATAGAAAATCAAAAAATAAGGTGATGATTATAGAAAAACCTGTAAATGTTGCGAGTTCATCTGTAAGTATGCCAAAATCAAAGGCTCCTATGGATATTAGTAATCAAGTTTCTGATGAAAAATTACTTATGAAAATGCAAAGTACATCCACTCTTAAGTACACATAATGGCTGCAGTAGATAGTTCACAATACGAAAAATTTACAATTATATCTGTTGATGGTTCAAAAACAGTTGACATATCAACTGGTGTTGTTAGTTTCAATTACTATGAGGATTTATTTTCTCCGATGAAAACTGCTATGGTATTGGTTGCGACAACTGGAAATGTTATAAAAGGGGAAGATGGTAAGTTGCAATCAATATACAATGGTCTTCCTCTTCGAGGTGGAGAAAGAATGGAAATAAAAATTGCTGGTAATTCACAAGATAATAAAGGTTTAGAATTTGATGATTTTTATGTTGGTTCTATATCAAATGTGTTAATTGACTCTGGAAGAGAAATGTTTACTTTGAATTTAATATCCAGAGAGGCTATAACAAATGAAACAATCAGAGTAGGAAAACGATTTCCCGCTTCACAAAAAATATCTGATAGTGTGCAAGAAATCTGTGAAAATTATTTGAGCAGCGATAAATTATATGATGTAGATGAAACTCAAAATCCATATGGTTTTATTGGTAATATGAGAAAACCATTCACAGTCCTGACAATGCTTGCATCAAAGTCAGTGCCTGGCAATGTGTCTGGAAAGGATGCGACAGCAGGATATTTCTTTTTTGAAACACAAGAGGGATTTAGATTTAAATCTATTGATTCCTTGATAAGAACTGAACCTTTCCATCAAAAATATTCTTATGCACCTGGTGTGGTAAACACAGACGATACGACTAAGGATTTCACCATATTAGATATGACGACTTCAAGAAATCAAAATTTACTAGAAAATCTTGAAAGAGGTGCCTTTTGTAGTCATAGAACATATTTTAATCCTTTAACACTTTCATATACACCCAGAACTCAAAAAATATTCAAACTAGACGACTATACTGGTAAGGTTGAAAATCTAGGTGCTGATTTTGATATTGTTCTGCCACAATTATCTCAAGGTGATGTTAGAACTCTTGCTTCAGTTCCAAGTCGATATATTACTGGTATTCTTGATATTGGAACAACCGAATCAGAGGTTTCGATTAATGAAAATGCAGACCCTGCAAAAATACATTCTCAATCAATGATGAGATATAATACCCTTTTTACACAAATATTAACAATGACTATCCCATTGAATAGTAACTTGTTTGCTGGTGATATAATTAATTGTGAGTTCCCAAGAATAGATGTGGAAAAAAGGAAAGAGGCAGATCAACATCAAAGTGGATTGTATATGATTAAAAAATTAACTCATTATTTTGATTCAAAGGGTTCATATACAAAATTACAGGTTGTGAGAGATACAGATGGGAGGAAAGCAAAATGATTGAAAATAACTTAATACAAAGTAATTTTTTAGGAAGAGATGGATTTAAATGGTGGATTGGTCAAATAGCTCCTGAAGAAGTCCAAGCATCACAAATTGATGGAGGAGGATGGGGAAATAGATTTAAAGTTAGAATTCTAGGATATCATCCTGATGATGAAATAGAATTAAAGAATGAAGAGTTACCTTGGGCACAAGTATTAGTATCACCTGAAGCAGGATCTGGAGCTGCTGGTAGAAGTAAACCCACAAGAATATCACCTGGTGATAATGTGCTTGGATTTTTCCTTGACGGTGATAATGCACAGCAACCAGTTATATTGGGAGTTTTTCCTAAAACTTCAGTAAATAAAGAATTAACAAAGGATAAACAATATTCCGAACCATTTGCTCCATATACAGGATATACGAGTAAAGTAAAACCGAATGATAATATCCAGCAAAATGAAGCAGGAGATCAAAATAGTTCTTCGAGTCCAACTAATCGACAGGTAGATACAAAAACTGCGAAAAAGATAGAAGAAATGACAGGTGAAGTTACAAGAGTTGCTAGTAGTGTCATAGGTACAACGATTACTGCTGGAGATACTGGTGGTGCTAGATCAGCAGTTAACAAGATAAGTTCAAAACTTGAAAATACAATGAAAGATTTTCAGGGTGCAACTTCTCAACAAAAATTTAAAATACTAAGTGAAGCGTCAAAAGATATAGCTGCTTCTGCAACTAGTATGTCATCGGCTATGGTGACATCAACATTCGATGGAATGGCACCAAAGTTAAATGAAGGATTACACAAACTATACAAATCTGAATATAGTAGAGTTTTAGAAGAAACTTTAGATCCAGCTTTAGCTAAGAAAGCAGCACAAGCAGCTCAAATAGCAAAAGTTCCATCTATCAAGGGTATTGAAAGTTTTATTCCTTGTGCTATGAAAAATGTTACAGATAAATTAGAAGGAAATATCGCTAATTTACTAGCACCATTCTTATCAAATGTTTCCAATTTTACACCTTGCATAGCAGATCAATTTACGTCTGGTATTTTAAATAGTATAATTGGAAGTATAAATGATGCACTCGCACCTTTGATGGGTGATTTAGGTGATATATTTCCTGGTGACATTGCAAGTATGTTAAGGGAAAAGGCAGATGGATTATTTGGTATTGCACAAGTCGTGGAGTGTGATTTACCTACAGCAGCATCTGAGTTAGGTTCAAAAACAAATCAATGGACTGTTGGAAAAGGTCCTAAGAATGTATCAATGCCAATAAGTGGATTAGCAAATAAATTGTTAGGTGTGGCAAATGCAGCAGAGTCTTTAGCAGAGGCAGCTGCTGCACCAGGTGGAATTGCTGGTAATTTACTCTCTGGTGTAAGTATACCTGGATTGGGTGCTTTTGATTTTATGGGCACTGCAAGTAATGAACCAGGATTTAAAAGTGCTTTAGGTGCTTGCTATACAGGACCACCTCTAGATTGTTCTGGTATTGAAATAAAAATATTTGGTGGCGGTGGTGAAGGAGCTACTGGACAAGCAATAATTGGTGCTCTTGTAGGAGATGCTTTTGCTGAACAAACTGGTAGTTTGTTAGGGGTTAAAATGACTAATAGTGGAAATAATTATTCATCAACTCCATTTGTCGATATAGTTGATACTTGTCAACAAGGTTACGGTGCAGTTGCAAAAGCTGTGATAGATTATGATCCATCCTCACCAACTTACCAACAAGTCACTGACATATATGTGGTAAGTGGAGGGGAAAATTATCCCGTCGTAGAAACTGATAATGAAACTTACACTGTTGATCACGTAGTTGTAGTAAATCCTGGTGAAAATTATAAAAATGAAGATGTGATAACTGATGAACAGGGAAATGTCTATGATAAAATTTTAGATGAAAATGGAAGAATAATAAATGTTATACCTCCTAATCCTGAAGTAAATAATGTAAAGGAAGTAACTGAATTACCAGTATTAACAGTGCAAAGTCAAACTGGATTTGGTGCAATCTTAACAGGTCAAATTACTCCAAGACCAAGTTATCAAGGAGAGATAAAACAAGTTATTGATTGTATTTCACCTCGTGATGGTATTGTTGGATTTGTGAATGGTGATCCATATTATGGACCTTTTCACGTCATGAGAAATGGAATAAAAATGACTGGAGCTACACATAGTGATAGTGACTTTATAATTTATGATACTCCTCAAGAGAGTAGGACAAATAGAGTAATGATGTCAACAGTATCAACTATAACCACTATTTCTTCTCCTCAAATTGAATATAGTCCGTCTGTTACATCCACTGATGTTGCGTCAGATACAACAAATATGACACCTGACTCAGGAGGTGGAATGATAAGTTACAGTTCACCTTCACCAATCTCATCACCAAGTCCATCTCCATCACCAAGTCCATCACCATCACCATCACCATCACCAAGTCCATCACCATCACCATCACCAAGTCCATCACCATCACCATCACCATCACCATCACCAAGTTCATCACCAAGTCCTTATGGATACTAATAAATAAAAATAAAAAAAAATGGGAACTAAACCGAATCCAAATTGGCAACAAAGAGCTTATGAAGCGTTTTCCCCAAACGTAAAGTTAGATATCAATAATCCACAAGAGGGTACGAGTGGTCCTATTGTTTATAATTTACTATCAAGTTCAAAGGGTGGAGAACAAAGTTCTGTTGGTATGACAGAGAGTGGTCTGTTTCATCTTTACAACGATCAATGTATTGAGATTATTGGTGGACAAAAAGTAGAGGGTGGTGGAGTATGTGTAAATATTGCAGGTACAAAGGGAGATGTATGGATAACTGCAATGAGTAATGGTGATGTGAAAATTACAGGTACAAATATTTTAATTGATGCATCAAAAAATGTAGAAATACAGGCAGGTTCAAATTTTTCAGTTAGAGCAAACAAAATTAATATGAGTTCTAATAGTTGTTTTATTAAAGCACCAAGAGGTAAAATATCAGTTCGTGATGTGAGTTGGAGTGGTGCAGTTTTTTCTGGTACTTCTGTTCCATCGGGGTTGTATAGTTAGATATGACAGAATTTAAAACAGGTGGTGTTCCTATACCAGATTATGACAGGGATGACATAAATTATGTAAGTCAAAAAACAGAATTTACAGAAGATGTATTTGTCTATGGAAAATTATACGCTAATTTAGTTGGTGGTCAACCTGATGTAAGTATAAAAGATTTTGGTGCAGTTGGTGATGGTGTGAATGATGATACTGAATCTATTCAAAAAGCATTAAATAAATTTCAAGGTAAAGGTAGAATTCTTATTCCAGAAGGTACTTTTCTTGTATCGAGCACTATCATAATACCAAGTAACACTCATTTATCTGGGGAAGGTAAGGATAGTGTTATAAAAATGAAATCCAATGTAGGAAGGGATACTTCATTAATGAGAACTGGAGAAAGAGGTATTAAAAAAGAAAATATAGTTTTACAAGATTTTACATTAGATTTTAATAGAGAAAGATGGTCTGTATCAGGAGGAGTCACACTTAAAGACACTGATGGTGGTGATCAAGATAATGATCAAACTACATTAAGTATATGTTTTAGTGAATATGTTTTGGTAAAAAATGTCAGATGTATAGATGGATATAAACATAATATTGATGTATGTGCACCAAGATATCCTGAAAATAATAATGGTTCAACATATGATAATGAACCATCAAGATACATTACACTACAAAATTGTTTTACATCTGGGTCGGGGGATGATAATATTACAACACATTTTTCATCTGATATTTTAATAAAGGGGTGTAGATCAATACATCCATCAGGAATAAGAACTCCTCAAAATTCTAATTGTTTTGAGATAGATGATGGAAGTAGGAATGTGACTATGATTAATTGCACAGCGATTGGTGGTCATAAAGGACTTCAGATTAAAGGACATAGTTATGCTCCAGCACCTTATAATGTTACTGTAGATGATTTCAAGACATACAATAACACCACTGGTATTGATGTTAAACATATGGAATTTGAAACTGGAATAGGAACAGGGAAGAGTCCTACTGCAAGAAATGTTAACTTATCCAATATTGTGGTTGCTGCTCCAAGAGATTTTACATCAGAAGGTAATGTAACTGAATTAGCAAACCGTTGTATTAGAATCTCCTCATATGAAAATGTAAAACTCGTTAATGTTTATGTTAGTGACGATACTGTTGATATGGCAGATGATTTCCTTGCTTCATCAACAACACGAACAAGGGGGATGGTTCGTGTTATGGAGGGAGCTACAAATGTAATGTTTAAAAATTTAAACATTGTTGGTTTTGCAGCAACATCTGAGG